GACACAAATGGTAATTCGATTTTCGATAATAGTGATGTATCTTCCATTTTATTATCTAACAACCATTTATTTATTGTGTCAATATTACCTTGCACTAGGTTAGCTTCTGCTCCAGCGCTTCTTGCTAAGTCTTTAAATACTTCAAAATATTCTACATAATTATTTAACTGCAATAAGTCTATTAAAAATCTTTTTCTATTTGTATCTGTAGCAGTAAGAAACTGCAAAGATGCATTAGTATTTTGATATACAATCTGACTAAAAGTTTTATGGTCGATACCCATAACTTCTTCTAAAGTTTTATAGGTATTTGTAGCTGTATGGCTTGATATATCTTCTCCATTCTTATAGAGTTTTACTTTAATATTACCTCTACGAACTACATCTATTTTATATTCATCATCTACTACATCAAGAGACAAAGATATATCATAGCCATTATTGACTTCACGATTTGGTATGTCTGCTTTCTTAATTCCTTTCGAGTTTTTATTGAAAAGAACTTCCTCTAATATGAGAGGTATAGAGGATTTACCTGTACCGTTAGTACCAACTAATTGTGTTACTATACTTTCGGTTAAATCTAACTCATTGTCTGCTCCATAACTGAAACAATTACTCCACTGCAACTTCTTTAGCGTAATCACTAAACACTCCTAAAATATTTTTAACTTTATCTTCGTTCAACTCTAATATATAACTTAAATACTCATTAAGTTCTTCTTCCATTGACATCTCTTTATCTAATACTAAAGTTGCTTCTGTTTTTCTTTTTATGACTTTTTTATCAAGTAACTCACTATTTTTGATATTACTTAAATCTGATACATCACCTTCTATTTCATAGATAGTATGGTGAAAGTCTGTTTGTACCATTTCATCTTCGCTTACTACTGTTTTTCTTAATAGCTGAGGAAGGTCAAATTGATGCCATGTCCATTCCCATGTGTCATCAATTAATAGATATCCTGTTTTTACTATGTTTCTATGAAAACTTGTAGTCATTGGACTACCAGGATATATTATGTTTTTTTGAGTATTTTCATGCGAATGTAAATCACCAGAGAATACATACTTATATTTATCAAACCTTTCTAAATCTACTTCAGGTTGTACATGAGGAGGTATCTCTCCACGAACATGTGTAAATAGTATTTCAGTATCTATGTTCTCTATACTCTTTTTCTTATGTAAGTCTGCATAAGGCAGTATCGCCCAATCATCTTCATAATAAGTTTCATCTATAACTTCTACAAGTGGGTTAATACTTGTAGTTGCTTTTTTTAAGTTTGTAAAGAAAGTTTTATTTTTACGAGTAGCTTCATGATTTCCATCAAAAATAATCGTTCTCTTACTAACGCCCTTTACAAAGTCAAAGTAAAGACTTAGTTCATCCATTGAAGGGACTCGATCAAACAAGTCCCCACCAATGATGTGCAGATCAATTCTATCACATTTTTCAATCTCTTGAATTTGCTCAAAGAACATTTTATAGCGAGCGCATGCCCATGCCATAGGTACGTTCTTCTGCCCTAATTTAATATGCCAATCTGCCGTGAATAATATCATCCTACAAACTCGTCCCCAGGTGTCCATTCACACCCTGTAAGACCACCAGCTTTGATTGCTTGTAAAGTTCTAAGAACTTCTTTAGCGTTTCTGCCAGTATCAAGTGCATTAACACTTACGTGTTGCACTATATCGTTTCTATCTATGATATATGTAGCTCTATAACATACTCCTGCTTCCTCATTCACTATTCCTAATTTATGAGATAAGCCTAAGCCACAGTCTGCTGCTAAAGAGTGTTGTATATTGCCTATGATTTCATTATCTTGTTTCCAAGCTAACTTACAGAACTCATTATCACCGCTTATACTAATTACATTTGCTTCATCTACTAACATATCCATTCCCGCAATCTCTGTTGGGCATATGAAAGTGAAGTCCTTTGGGTAGAAGTATACTACTGTATACTGTCTTTTTAAAGGCTCATACTGTTCTGTAACTGATACCTCTACAAAGTTATTGTCTTTGTCGACTCCCTGCAAAGTAAATGCAGGAAATTTTTGTCCTACTGTAATCATGATTTTCCTTATTTAATGTCAAATTCGTCACTGATTGATTCATCAGGAGTTGAATTATCTGCCCCTTCTCTTAATCTATCGAGAAGCTCTTTCTGTGCGTCTGGAGTTGGTCTTGTTAAGATTTCATCCATAGACTTAAGGTCTTTAACTAATTCTTGTTCGTCTTCAGTTAAAGCTCTTGGTTTGCATTTTAATGCCTGTAGTTGGTACTCAACATTGTAAGCCATCGGTCCTGTTTTAACTCTTTTAAAGCATACATCCCACCCTGTTTCAGGGTCAGTTGGGTCTCCGAGGTCTTCCGCGGCTACCATTACTTGTTCCAGTAGTTTCTTCTTAAGATTTAAGACTTTGACTTTACCATCATGAATACATTGGATTGCATAAGACCATCCGCATTTAAGCTCTGGATGATATTCTCTTACCCAATCTTTCTCTACATTGGTAAATGCTTCAGTGTTTCTGTCGAATGACAAACACTCGAAAGGTAAATTCTTTCCGTTTTCACCTTTTAGCCAGTATACATATCTTGGTAACATGTCACCGACCATTCTTATTTTATTATCGCCTTCTACATATTGGTAGCTATCGATTTTGTTCTTTTGGGCTTCGCCCTTGGCTTGATTAAAACTTATTGCCATTTTATTTCTCCTTTATTGATTTCTTCAAACTTGAAGTGAATTCTATCCTCTTCAATCCAAAGTAATCTGTTGCTTTCTATTATGTCCTTCTTGCCTGTAAAGTATAGAAGGTCTAGAGTGGTATCTTTCGTTTTTTGATACTCAAAATAGTTGCGTAGTGACGCGATACCTGCGTACTGTGCAATCTCGCTATCCGAGTATCTCCTTCTTTGAATAAACAACGGCTCAGGGTTAACAAGGAAACTATGCCCATGAAAACTCTTTTGCCAGAACTTGAATATTCTGTCGTGCCTATTAACTGGAGGCAGTTTATAAGTAAGTATATGGAGTATTGTTAAAATATCATTAACACTTCCATTGCTTTCTTTTTTTATCTTTTTCCAATTATAGAATAACATATTATATCAAAAATCTAACCTTTTGTCAAGAACTATTTTTCAGTCCTATAAGTAGGAAACTTCGTACCCTTGTTTCATGTAATAACCCATTCTCGCACCTGCCTGCTTTCTAGCTGTGCGACCTTCAAGGTGTATGTCCACAATAACTGGTTGAGGTTTACCTTCGTTTAATCTTATAACTCTACCAATTAACTGTGTCAGTAGAGGCTCGTTGTTTATTGGTGTTCCTAAAATCAGACAGCTAAGACAATCTACTGAAATACCTTCCGAAAATATACTTTGTGTTCCAAAGAGTATATCTTTTGTAGTAAATATTTCTTTAATCATCTCGCCTCTCTCTTCGTGAGGAACGTCTCCTGTAACGCAAATTGCGTTATCTCCTACTAGTGCTGAACTTCTTTTGAGAAAGTCAACTCTGTCACTTACTACTAAGACCTTATGGCCTTTCGCAGCGTAACCTGCAGCCAGTACTGCACATATGTTTTGGTACTCCCAATCATACGCTAATTCGTTGATTCGAGTTGCCCACGCTATGTTCGCTCCATCCATAAAACGAATACCACTTTTTACTATTTCTACGCGTGGTGTCAAATAGTTTTCTTTTGGTGGTTTATATACTGTGTTTGAGAAGTAGTCTCTAAATACAACATGTCTTCCATCCTTACGTTGCATTGTCCCTGTCAGACCGATCTTATGACGAGCCCTGTTAGAGTCAATAATGCGTGTAAAAGTTGGACTTGATACATGGTGCATTTCATCCAATATAATAGTACCGAACTCTTTTGCGATTTTTTCCTGATTTCGGTACAAAGTTTGCACATTGCCAATGACAATATCCCTATCCATTTCAAATCTACCCGAACCTATCACACCCGCCGAGACCCCGAAGACTTTCTTACACTCTTTTTCCCACTGCGACCTTAGAGCTACAGTATGAGTAACAATAAGCGTTTTCTGTTTTAGCTTGTTTGCGATAGCTAAAGCGGTGAATGTCTTTCCCCAACTGACCCAAGCGTTAATTATAGCACTGCCTTGAATGTCATCATATACCGACTGCTGGGAATCACATAAAGTAAACTTAAAGTCATAACCTTCTATTG